GTATTAATCATTCCCGCCAAAACAGGATTGGCTGAATGGCGGAATACTTCTCGCCCTTCTCAGTCTTCGGCTTACGAGTTCCCCAAGGGAGTCGGACTAAACCGAGGGGTGAATTGTAAATCGATGGGTCTGCTCCGAGCTTCATCGACATATGTTTAAACTGCTCGGCTTTACCAGGTATCCAATCGTACCAGCAGTGAAGACTCTGACCGCCTGAATCGACTATCATCTTGAGCGGGCAGATTGATTCGAGGGCAAGTGCCGGTCCAATCTGATCAGCCTTCGTCCAAGTCGGATCATCGATTTCGTGGACCAGGTACATTCGCTCACCCGCATTCTCTTTTTGCCGAGGACCGATATCCTTGAATGGATTATAACTGATAAATTCCATCTGCCCTACCCCTTGACTGATCGCCCAATCGCCCGCCGACTTAATCATCGTATTATATTTATCTGCCTGGATGTTTATCCACTGGTCGGCCTTAAAGAGTTTGGAAACAGCCTCCTCGGCATTCTGAGGAATGGCGGAGGAGCGGAGTTGTAGCATTTCGAGATCCTCGGGCTTACCCTTTGAGTTAGATGAGATTGTGGTATCAATTGATACTTTCTTCGATGGGCTGATGATCTTCTCACCTGACAGGATTTGATATGCACCGGTTAATGCATTGCGGATCTCGTTTGCCTGGAGTGGTCGGCGGGAAAATTCCTTGGCCACTTCGATGCAGTAATCATGTGCCTTTTCAAAGTCTGATTGATGCATGGCGGCACGGAGGGTAAGGCGGGCAATAAAGGTATGATGGCCAAAGTCTCCTTGCGGGAGTCGGTCGAAGAACCCCGCCATATCTGCTGATAGGATTGCCATTAATCAGTCCCCTCGTCCTTAATAAATTGCTGAATATATTCAGTCAGCTTCCCGATTGCCTCGGTTTCAATTTTGGAAATCGTCTGCTGTGGAATACCTGTCTTGCGGGCGATTTCGGACTGGCTGAATCCTTCATGGTCATCGGGTAGTTTCAGGAGCATATTCCTGAGCTTGGCATCGTTTGCCATCTGCTTTGCGATGTCCTTAGTTCTTCCCATCCTCCACGCTCACCCATTTATTTATTACCCCCTTCGGAAGTCCCGCCTCGGACACATGATTTTCGTTTTCATCCGGCTCGTATCCTTTACGAGAGATGTGAACGATTTCGGTAAGCACTTTGTGGGTATTGCCCCATCTCATTATCGCCCATGCTTCATTAGGGAAGCGGATATCATCGAATACGATGGTTCGCTTACCGATATAAGGGAGAGCCGCTTTATAGGGTAAGTCCACCCATATATTCGGATATGGGATATTCTTCCCCGCCGGTCCATCTCGCCCCCAACTTGTACCGAGTGTCTGTAACATCTTTCGGGCATTAATCCCATCGGGGAATTGGGGGATTGGTTCTTCCTTAAAATGCAGATACTTTTCCCCCGGTAGAATGACTTTAAGCATCTCTTTAATGGGAGTTGCAAATGATAGAATCACCGCTCCCTCGATTGATTTGGCGTAAGTCGATTTACCTACCGCCTTTGGACCTGTTAGTCCGATAATTTTGTGGTTCATATGGTATTAAATAGTGAGTCGATAATGGTTACAGTGAATGCGATTATAAGGTAGAACATAGTCAGCACAGCGGTGACGAATAAGGCGATTAAGCCGATGGAGCGGAGGAGTTTCATTTCTCCGACAGATGGGTTAGGAGTGCTTTACTGAAGTCTGTGCATGACTTAATGAAATTCCGATCTGACAGCTTTGCACATTTCTCTGTGAGGACTCTTATCTCGCTCTTTTTAGTCTCACAATATTTGTCGATCCTATCTTTTCTCTCGTCCAACTTTTTAAGTTCTTTCCCTAATTTGATCTTAAACTTATCAACTTGGGCAGATGCTTTTTCGATCTCCTTGTTTACTGAAATTAATTCCAGTTCTTTGCGGAGTATCCTAGATTCAATTTGGGGGGAAACAGGTATGCCCTTTGTCGGTTCGATTAAATCGAGGTCAAAGAATAAAGTTCGGACATTACCCATCCCTTCAACTCGGACATATATTTTATTATCCTCCGCCCGCCATGCGAATACGCTGTCGAATACAGCATCATGGCCTTTAGTCTCTACTTTCTTTTCAATCATTTTACGGAAAGTCGATATTCAGATGCCCGTCTTCATTCTTAACTATTAATTTCACATCCAATCTGCCATGCCTTGACTGAATTAATAACTGGTCTTTTAACCGGTTAGTGATTTGATCGATGATATAATGATTCTGCTCGGAATCTTCTAATACGAAAATTGTTTTTACTCCCCTTGCTTCAAAATAAAAATGTATTTTTGCGGTATAAGGATCGTCTCCAACAATTAATACTCCAAGTAAATAGCCCAGTATTTCGTATTCACCCACTTCAGGGTAAGGGAAATTTTCGATTTCAAATGTATCTGCCATAGTTTATTTTATTTAGTAGTGGTTTTTAATTTCCCCCTCTGCCGCCAAGGGTAGCCCTGGCATATAAAGAGGTTCTTCGGTTAGTAGTTGAATCATTAAATCGAGTGCCGCCTGTCCCTCCGATTCGGCAACTTCGACAGTTACGGAATCATGGACGTGAAGGACAACGGGTAGACCAGCGGCCTCTATCTTTAGGAGAGAATCCGCCATCAGCTCTCTTGCTGTTGCCTGAACGAGGTTCTCTAAAAGCAAACCGCCATACAGCTTCATCCGCCCTTGCCCTCTAACCTTCTGACCGGTCAGTTCTTTCCCGTCATCTTTTACATCGAAATAACGGATCGGTTTACCTGATTTACAAGTCATCACTGCACACTCAGGAGTATGCTTGGCCTCCTCACGGATATGGTCCTCGCACTTCTTCCATAGCTCGACAATCTTAGGATTCTGATTGCGGAAATCTTTGACCTGTTTTCGGCTCTCAGCATCGGTCATATTTAGCTTTCCACCGGTTAAAGCCTGTGCCACTTGGCCGAACTTCTTCGGACCGCATCCGTAGCCCAAACCCAACACACGGGCTTTACATAAGTGACGAAGTTCAGGGGCTAAATCTTTCATCGGTTCATCCTCGTTATAGAGTCCAGTCGCTCGGCCATGAGCTTCGTATAAGTCTATTCCGCCTCTGACCAAACCTAAGAAATCGAAGTCCCCGCAAAGATAAGCCAATACCCTTGGCTCGATTTGCGAGAGGTCGGCAGAAACCATGACTCGGCCTTTACCAGGAGTTAAACATTTCTTCGCCGATGTGCCTTCCACCTCGTCCCGAGGAATGCCCTGAAAGTTTAATCCACCCGCACCACTCCAGCGACCGGTATGCGGTGCCCCGCAGTATTTTAATCGGGTGGATACTCGATGATCGGGTCGGACTCGTAAGATCATGCTAATATATGTCTGCCTCGCTTTATTGGCTTTTCTCCACCTCGTCATCGCTTCGAGGATCGGAGCATATTGCGGATTCTTAGCCTTCCATAAAAGTAATTCCGAATCACCCTCCTGAGTCGATTTAGGCGGTTCGACATTCTGCATCTTTAAGTAGGCGGCCATTGCAACTGTTGAAGTCGGTTCTCCTCCGTTCGGACCAACCCAAGGCAGAAAGGTTTCGACCTCCTTCATTATCGCCTCAGTCTTATTTATATATTCCTGACATAGTGGCTGATCGATTGCCATCCCTCGGCTTGCAGTCCTTCGGGTAAATGCGGACAATAGAAATTCTTTCTCGGGGAAGGATATTTTCAGTTCATTATATATCCGAATACACGCTCGGCTGTCGCCCAGTGCATACTCTTTGAACGATTCATTTCCGAGGATCTCTTCGGGTCTTAAACCGCTCATTTCATTGCGGGCATCCTTATTTAACTCCTCGCCAAATAATTCCTTATAACATCCAGCCAATGACCTCGGCAACTGATGCCAGCTCGCCATATCAGCAGTACAAACCCATTCCTTCGGAGTAAACTGTGGCATCTGTCCTCGCGCCATTGCCATTCGACAGCATACCGAATCAAACTCGGCATTGTGTGCGCATATCGATTGTCCGTTTAAAATATCGACCGGTAAGTCACGGGGATCTCCTACCCACTCAAACCCGTCATCGGATACCAGGCTTACAATGGTTACCCGAAAGTCAGGGTGCTTGACAAATCGATCCAATCCCATCGTGGCCACTGAGTACTGCTTGGACCAAATGGTTTCAACATCGAGG